GCGCAGCTCTTTAATACTTAAATGAGATTGCTACAAAAAAAGGAGTCTTTTAGGCTCCTTTTTTAATGAGATAAATACAATATGGCGTTGAATAGTTTTTATGATAACTTTAGCAGTTTAGATGCAAACAAAGGTATAGTCGGTGACTTTACCCATGCTTCGGCATTATATAGACGTAACAATTTTAGACTGGCTCCAAAAAATCGTTTTTTATATCATATTGTAATTGATGTAAATACAACTGCATTAAGCACACTAGGTAGTAGTGTGTACAATATTTTGAACAAACGTGAATTTAATTTGTTAGCAAGTAGTGCAGATTTGCCTTCATATAGTATTGCTACAGAAACTTTACAACAATATAATAGGAAAAAAGTTATCCAAACTATGATCAACTATAATGAAGTTGGTATAGAATTTCACGATGATAATGCAGGTTTGACAACACTACTTTGGGAAGCATATTATAGATACTATTACCAAGACGGCAACTACACGGATCAAAGTAGTCGCCCACGTTCATATGCAACAAAATTATATGACACAGATATTTCTAATACATACAGACATGGATTTAATCGTAGACGCACTACTGATATACCATTTTTTAATAGTATTACAATTCATCAGTTACATCCTCAAAACAAACAAAGTACATTTACAAGTTTTACACTTGTTAATCCTTTGATTACAGAATGGAGCCATGATAGAGTTGATCAAGCAGATGCTTCGGGTGTTATGAAAAATAATATGCGTTTAGCATATGAAACTGTTCTGTATGATAGAGAAATTACATCAAGCGAAAACATTCAAAGTTTTGGCGACATACAACATTACGATACAGTGCCTAGTCCATATAATAGTGTAAGCACAAGTAGTATTGCAAAAAATACTAACGATAATACTTTTTGGGAAGAAATATTCAAAGATCTATTATCTAATATTGTTGACTTAACAGGGTTTAATAGTCAACAACGTCAAAGCCAATTACCTCTATCTGTACAACCTATTACACAAACTACAAATCCACCGGCAAACACTACCAACTTTTTTCCATCACAGTTAAATCAAAACATAACTACTTTTGCACAACCTGTTTCTTTACAAACTCAAAACTTTAATCTTAGTAATCAAGAATTTAGAAGACAACTACAAAATAATCCTCAGAAACTTGCAGACTATGGAAAAGATAAAAGTGTAAAAGAAATATCAATATTAACCGGAAGAAATATACAAGAATCAAAACAGTTTTATGATGATTTATCTCCTAACGTAAAAACACAGATTGAGCAAGCTGCATTAGAAGAAACAGATAACGTAAACTTTGTTAAACGTTTAAGTGAATTAGGAGTAATAACAGGAATATGAGTAGTTACGCAGAAGAAGAAAAAAACGCAAAACAAGATAGCGGTAAAGAAGTTAAACAGATTTTTGATAGATATTTTACAAAACAAATTAACATAACAAGTAACGAAGTTGATACTGTTGTTGGATTTTTTACAAAAAGAAAGTTTACAAAAGATGCTGCAATTTCTGTTGCAACAGTTATTATACAACAAGCAAAAGCAGAAAGTAAAAATGTATTTGAATTAGTTGATACACTTACAGGCTTAACCGAATTACAATTAAGTCAACTAGTAAGTGCAATTTTAAATAACAACAGAAGTAAAATTAGTGCATTAGGTTACAAAAATTCTTACAACATTGAAACAACTGAAAACAGAAATGTGAGATTGTAATGGGACGTTTTGCCCAAGGCAAATTTACTCTCAAAAACCCTGACAAATACATTGGCGGGCGCACCCCAACATATCGCAGTAGTTGGGAATTTGCATTCATGCGTATGTGTGACACAAACGATAATATATCAAAATGGGCAAGCGAAGCAATAAAAATACCTTATAGAAATCCATTTACAGGTAAACATACAATTTATGTACCTGATTTTTTCATTGTATATGCTGACAGAAATGGTAAACAACATGTTGAACTAATTGAAGTAAAACCTGCAAATCAAACTGTAAAAGAACAAATTGGCAATAGCAGAGCTAATAAAGCACACTATGTTTTAAATCAGGCTAAATGGGGAGCAGCTAGGGCGTACTGTAAACAAAAAGGCATGCACTTTAGAGTTGTAAATGAAGGTGATATTTTCCATCAAGGACGCCGTAAATGAATATTAAACAAAAAACGTTACCATGGCATCATTGGATAATTGATGATTTTTTAGAACCAGAGCAAATTAAGATACTACAAGATTTTTCTAAAAGTCATATAGAAAAACATAATTCTAAACAACATTATAATATTGATAATCTGCCGCAAACTCAAAGCGAAATATTAGAACTAGCAATTAGAAAAATGCCAAGGCTAATACGTAAATTAAATTATCAGTCTCCTAGGAAAGGAAAAACATATCCGTTAGGTCATTTGGCAATTAATCCAGCCGGTTATAGTTTTCAGCCTCATTGTGATGATGAAACCAAAGTTTGGACTTTTGTAACATATATTGGACCAGAAGAAAGTATCGGTACACATGTAATGAGTTCTCCTGATCAAACTGATAAAATAGAAATACCATGGAAGCCAGGACGTTGTTTAGTGTTTGCTGGTAATAACGGAGAAACGTGGCACAGTTACGAAAGTGGCAATAACTGGCGTGCAACTATAACCGCATATATGAACACTGATAAAAACTGGGGTAAATAATACTAGCATTTAATGGATAACAATTATGACTAAAAAACTTGAAGAAATGTTAAATTTGCCTGACAACGAGGATCTCAAAGAAGAAGAACCTACGCCAGTTGTCCAGCACGAAGACACATTTAGAGATATAGCCGAGTTTGATAAAATAGCAAGTGCATTGCCTGCTGTAAAAGGCTTAGGCGATATGGCAGACAAAGAATTAAATGAAGTTGCAGACAAAGCAATGACTGCGTATGACGACTTGATGGATTTAGGTATGAATGTAGAAAGTCGTTATAGTGGCAGAGTATTTGAAGTTGCTGGCACAATGTTAAAAACCAGTTTAGATGCAAAAGTTGCAAAACTAGATAAAAAACTAAAAATGGTAGAGCTACAACTTAAAAAAGAAAAAATGGATAGAGACAGCGGACCTGGGGATGGTGATATTGTAAGCGGTGAAGGCTATGTTGTCACAGATAGAAACAGTCTGCTTGAACGTCTAAAAGGCATAGATAAAGATAAATAGTATTATAGTTTAGGATACGTCAATGAAAAATTTTGCTGATTATTTAACAGAATCAAAAAAAACATATGAATTTAAAATTGGCATCGCAGGTGACAGGCCTGACGGATGCGAGGATATGATTGAAACAGGATTACAAAAGTTTGGCATTACAAAAATGTCAGCTGGTAAGAAAACTCCAATTCAAGAGCGTCCATTAGATTTTCCACAGTTAGAAAACACAGATGTAATGTACTATGAAGTTGAACTAACATACCCAACAACTGTACAAGTATTACAAGAATACTTAGGCGGTGTATGCAGTGTTCCTCAAAGTCACATTATTGTACGTAATCCAAACGAACCACAAGAACTATATCAGCAAGAAGATGCAAAAGACGAATACACAGCAAAATTGACTCAAGAAGATATGGGCGGTGAAAGCGCACAAGCAGACGCAGGCTCAGATCGTGTAATGAACTTGTTGAAAGAATTAGAAACAGCACGTAAAGAAAGAGACAACGATTATGTTGGCGAAGCGCCTGCAGGTGATAGCAAAGATATCGGCGATGCTGAAAACAGTAAGGCGGTGTTATCGTGAAACGTAAAGAAGTATTAACAGAAAATCCTCTAGCAATTGCACTTATGGGCGCACTAGTTGGTATGGGACTAGAAAAAGAAAAAGCAAAAAAAGCAGCAGCACAGGCTGTTAACGATGCGCAAACAGGCGCTTGGAAAGATCCAGATAAACAACCAGCAGCAGCACGAGCACCGCAAGGCGCAGATTATAATCAAATTATGAAACGTGGCAGCAGAGGCGAAGGTGTTAAGCAATTACAAATAAACTTAGGTATGACAGGTCCAGAAGTTGATGGTATTTTTGGTCCTGCTACAGAAAAAGCAGTTAAAACATTTCAAAAAAATTCTGGTGCTAAAGTAGATGGTATTGTTGGTCCAGAAACTAGAGGCATGATCGAAAAGTATGCAAATAATCCAGACAAAGATACTAGCAAAGTAAATGTAGATAGACCTACAAGTAAAAAATATGGAGCAGCACCTGCACAAAAACCTTGGAGAGCAATTAAATTACCAGGCTACGGAATGCAAGCAGGAAAAATTGCAATTACTGATGGAAAGCGTACTTACTTTGTAAACCCTACAGCAAAAAATGGAAAATACACAGGTGGCGGTCCAATTCAAATGGATAAAAACGGCAATCCAACTGGAATGGTAGGCGCAGCTGGATTTGCTGTAGATGCCAATAAAGTAGACATGAGTGCCGTAAAGGAGTCAGTTATGACAGATAAAAAACAAATAGATGAAGCAAGCATCAACATCAACGGTGCAGATGCAGGCGAAGTAGCAGAAATACTACGTATGATGCAACTAGCAGGTGCCGACGGTGCAAAAGTAGTTGGCCCAGATGATATCAACCCAGGTCCAAAACCTTGCCCAATTTGCGGTAAGATTCACGGCCCAAGTCAACCAATGGGCGGCTGTGGTGCAAAACCAAAAGAGCCAGAAATGGGCGACATGATTCGTATGATGGCACCAGGCGAAGCAATGGAAGAAGAAACCGACGATGGTGATTTCCAAGATGCTAGTACGGAGCCAGATGAAGAATATGCAAACGATGTAAGTGCAAGTATTCCATCAGGAAACGATTTACACAAAGAAAAAGGATCGTATCCAGCAACAGCAGGCGGCGACAATCCGATGAATACAGAAGATGAAGATTTAGAAGAACAAATTAAATCACAACTTCGTGCAGCACTAGAAGCAAGAAAGTAATACATCCCCCCGACTCAATAGCGCCTTAGGGCGCTATTTTTTTGGCTAAATATTTTTATGGGAGCTTCACTAGACGGCGTATTAATTAAAAAAGCCAATAAACAAGAAACATTTACAAACGAGCAAGTTGAAGATTTACTGGCTTGTATGGATCCTGAACTAGGGTATTTGCATTTTGCAAAACACTTTGCACATATTCAGCATCCTGTGAGAGGCAAATTAGTTTTTGATCCTTATGAATATCAATTGCGACTAATGCACAGTTATCATTCATATAGATTTAATATTAATATGATGCCTAGACAAACAGGTAAAACTACCTGTGCTGCTATCTATCTTGCTTGGTATGCAATGTTTAATCCAGACCAAACTGTACTTATTGCAGCACACAAATACACAGGTGCGCAAGAGATTATGTCTCGCATACGTTTTGTATATGAAACTTGCCCAGATCATATAAGAGCAGGTGTTACTAGTTACAACAAAGGTAGTATTGAGTTTGAAAATGGTAGTAGAATAGTTTCGCAAACAACTACAGGCAATACAGGACGTGGTATGTCAATTTCTTTACTATACTGTGACGAGTTTGCATTTGTGCAGCCAAATATTGCAGAAGAATTTTGGACTTCGATTTCACCTACACTAGCAACAGGTGGTCGTGCTATTATTACTAGCACACCAAACAGTGACGAAGATACTTTTGCGACTATTTGGAAACAAGCAGAACAACGTTTTGATGAATACGGTAATGATAGTGAAGTTGGAATCAACGGCTTCCATGCGTTCAGAGCAGAATGGCATGAACATCCAGACCGCGACGAAGAATGGAAACGTGACGAGATTGGTCGTATTGGCGAAGAAAAATTTAGACGTGAATATGGTTGTGAATTCCTAGTATTTGACGAAACCCTAATTAATTCAATTAAATTAGCAGCAATGGAAGGTTTAGATCCAATTATACGTATGGGTCAAGTGCGTTGGTACAAAAAGCCTGATGCAAAGAAGTCTTATGTTGTAGGACTAGATCCTAGTATGGGCACAGGTGGTGACTTTGCAGCAATACAAATTATTGAATTGCCTACTTATGAGCAAGTAGGAGAATGGCAACATAACCTAACTGCTATACCTGGACAAATACGTGTGCTTGCAGATGTATGCAAATACCTTGCTGACGAAATGAAAACCTCTAGTAACATATATTGGAGTGTAGAAAATAACGGCATAGGTGAAGCATGTTTGCTTGTTATTAATGATTTTGGCGAAGAAAACATTCCAGGCTTGTTTATTAGCGAACCAATACGCAAAGGACACGTTCGTAAGTTCCGCAAAGGATTTAACACAACACATAGTTCAAAAACCACTGCCTGTGCTAGACTAAAAACAATGATAGAGAATGATAAACTCACTGTGCGTAGCAAAGCATTGATCAGTGAATTAAAAGCATACATTGCAGCAGGTAGTAGTTTCCAAGCCAAACCAGGACATCACGATGATCTAGTAAGTAGTTTGTTATTGACACTTAGAGTTATGAGTGTAATGAAAGATTGGGATCCAACAGTGTATAATACATTCAGTCAAATTGAACACGAAGACGATTATGAGATGCCAATGCCAATCTTTGTTAGTAGCAGTTATTGATAAA